AAAAGTCAATGTAGCTAAGATGAATAAACCTTCTGTGGTAAAGCTGAGACAATACAGGGTCAAATTTTTTGTTTGGGTAATATGAAAAAAGCATAGCCATACATTCATTAAATTCACCGTCTGTCATAATTTATCTCCGAAAGCTGATTGAATATCTCTTGAGTCTTACCGATTGCAGGTTTTGAGTCTTGACTAACTTTCATCCATTCAGATTTAAACGACTTCCAACCTCTAAACTCCCACTCGGTTAATGATTCATTAAAGCTAAAGCCTTTTTGTTTAGCAAGTAAGAATTGTTTAGCAAGCTGGTCGATAATTAATTGAGTGAGTGACGTCCCTTTGTTTTTCTTTCTGATCCGAATAACATCAGCGCATTGCTCTCTAGTCATTTGCAAAACAGAGTAGTCCAGCTTGACTGGCGTTGCCTTTGGTTTACTCTCTTCTTCTCTAATCTCTTCTAGTCTCTTCTCTTCTCTTCTAATCTTATCTTGCATGGGTTCGTCTGATTTAGTCATGACTGGGTCATGATTCTTAAGACTATCTATGATCATTCTCATCTCTGCATTACTAGTCATTGACTTGTCTAACCTCTTAGCTAACTTCAGGCATGTAACTACGCCAGAGCTATTTTCAAACAAGCCTATTTTGACAAGATAACGCATCATCTCTTCAACTTTTTGTGGTGTTGAACCTGTGTTTTTGGCAATAATTCGAGCGTCATGCTCTAGGTCAAAGGTGATATTATCTTTATCTACTTTGCCCGCAATAAGCTCTATGCAGTACCAGTATAAGCCGTAACCTTCTAAGCCATAATCTAGCATTACATTTTGTAGTTTTGCGTCTTGGTTTGCGTCTGTGTCGTGCTTAATCCACTTGATAAATTAATACTCCAATTTCATTTGAACATCATCTAAAAGCTGAGCTGTTTTAATTAAATGGATCTGCTTTCTTGATCTTATTTCTCTGCCAATAGCAGACCACTTAATACCAGCTTTTTTTAAATCGCCTTGTTCTGTCATTAGGATTTGCATTCTTTTGTCAATTAGCAGTAATCCGCTTTCCATCTCATTAAATGCGGCAATGTATTTCTCTTTCCATTCCGCAGCCTTAGAGCCATTAAAACCCATGCACAAAAACGAGAAACCGTCTCTGGTCATTTCATAGCATTGGAGTTTTTTGTTTTGAGGACTGACATAATAGGAGTGCGTAAAATTGCGCACTCTAAATTCATCACTACAATTAAGTTCTTTTATTGACCTAACAACATCTCTGTGAACTTTTCCAAAAGCATCAGAAACTATTTTTGACGTGGTCATGAGCTGCCCATCTAACTGCTTTACTAATTGCATTTTTAATACCTAATTAATCATAAGAGATGTTATTATAACACATCTACTTATGATTATGTAAAATAAATTGTCTTAGGGTTTATGTAGTTTTAGATTTATAACGGGCTTAACCTTTGCTATTTTTGTTTTTATTCTTTTCTATTTCTTCCTGTCTTGCTTCTTCCTTTTCTATTTTGTCATACGAGCTTAATGCTGCCTGCCTAACCCCAAAATAGTTTCCTCCTTTTTTCCGACCCACACCAATTATTCTCGATACGCGCTCATCTCTATCTGGTAATTTTATTATTTTAGCTTCACGTTTTTCATAAAATTTACATTTAGATTCCCACTCATCTAATTTTGATGCACTTCTAATACACCCTTCCGTCTTGCACTCTACCCAGTAAGTCCAAGCAAATGGGCTTTTTACTATTCTTCTTACTGAGGGTAGGTTTTTGCAAAATGGACAAGCTGAAAATTTACTTACGTCTCTAGATTTATACCTCATTCTATTCACCCTTACTGTTAAATTCTTTAATTGAACGCCTACCTTCTGCGTCTAATGATGTGCTGTGATACGAGCCGCAATATTTGCATAGGTAGACCCATTGCCTATACTGTAGGTTGTGCTTTCTTAGGAACCTTTTAGCACCTTTCCTGCTGCTGTAACCAGCCTTCTTGCAAATTGTAAATACCATTTCATTCCATCCACTCCACTATGATTAATGATTTAGTTTGTCTTATGCGAGTATAGCCGTTTTGCTTCCTGTGGTTCATGTAGTGGCGAGGTGGGGCTGAACCTACACGCTCACCCACTTCTTTGCGATAGCTCTTGACATCTTCCTCTACAATGGGGTTATAGCAGTCTGTTCTGTATTGTTCGGGCTTCATGTCTTAGGCTCCTTTAGTGCTTTGGCTTGGTTGCGTAATTCTTCTTCCGCTAATTGCATATTGTGAATAATATGACCGCCAGCCCACGCAGAACCTAAAGTTCTTTTTTTTCTTATATTGGCTTTTCTTACATCCATAATTCCATTGGCTCGCTGCTCTAAGTCACGAATTACTTGATTTTTCTGCATTTCAATCAATTCATTTTCGTTACGCACTGCATGTTCAAAATCACGCATCTCCTTTTCTAGCTCAACAATGCGCTTAATGTCTGCTAGTGAGCGATAATCAGTCGGCCCCCATGTAATAGCGTGATGCTGGATTAGTACGGATTTGAAATTGCCCTCAGGCACTTTAGATAAAATCTCTTGGTCTTTCATTGTTTTATACCTACCTGATTATTAACTAATTCTAATAAATCCAGTTCATTGCCGAACTGCGCTATAAATATGTTTCTGTTGCCGTGGAATGAATCTGGTCCAGTTCTATGATGTGAGTGACACAATCCTATAACTCTGTAATGACTAGACCGTTGCCCTGCTCCCGCGCCTTCTCTTACGTGGTGTATTTCACAAGGGGTGTCTTCATAGCCTATTTTTAGGCAGGCTTGACAACCTAATGATGCGACCTTTGCCATGTGCGCTTTTTCTGCTTTAGTTGCTGGCTTTTTTTTTGCCATTATTTATCCCCTTGTTGAAAAACCGATTCCCAATATTTATCAACCGGTATAGTTAATTGAAAACCTTGACCGGTAAAATGCTCTCTCATTTTGTTTAAGTACCGGTGCATTTGATTGGTGTTAAATATCCTTGTTACCGGCATATCAAAAGGAACCATCATAAATTCCATTTTTTCAGAGTAAGTAAGATGCTTAAGCAGCCGGTCATACTTTTCCGCAAACTCTTCATTTTCTTTAGCGATAGCAATACCGAAGTGTAATTTACAATAGCCTCGGTATTCTTCCCGCGTCATATCGCCTTGTGCCTCTGCTTCGCCTGTCCACTTGCGCTGTAATTTATTTGATTCAACACTGCGACATCTTTTAAATAACTCAATGGTTATCTTTACAGGCTTATCACTAGCGTTTAAAAAGCTGGTGATAATTGTCCATAGGCGTTTGCCGTCTTCAGAGCTGCTGGCTTTTTTGATTATGGTGGTTTGCTTATCCATTACTCTTCCCTTAAATGAATTATTGCTATGCATATAGCGCGGTTAGCGTTTTCGTCATTGACAACCCCAGAGCCAGATAGAACTAAGTCCACATCATAAACGCATTCATAACCGCCAAATTCACATTTGAATGGGGCTATGTCATACTTAATCATCAACTTAAAACACAAGGCATCGTCTGTTAGTGGGTTGTAAACATCGGTTAACTTTCCTGTTATTGCTTCCGCTGGGTTCTCAGGTAAAACCTTACCGTTTTGAATGCGAAACTCAAAACCTTCAATTTCTGCAATGCGCTTACATATTTCTAAATCTGTTAATTTACTCATTACGCCTTTACCTTGTTTAGTTCTTCAATCATTGTAGATAGTGATTCAGTGCTGGGCTTGTGCTTTTTGCGTAGTGAACCTTCATGCCAGTATAAAAGTGGGGTTGTATCTAAATTTGTCTTATAAGCATACCCGTAATAGCCACTTTCTAACTCACTTGGGAAACGTGAAACATATGTAACCATTGCCTCCATCCCGTTAAATTTTGTAAACAGCTTACCTTGAATAATTACTTCCTCGTCTACTTTAAAGTAACTCGTCATCACTGCTCTCCTTTTGAATAAACTGCATTTTTAAATTAAGCACTGTAGCTAATTGTAAAATGTCTACATATCTTGAACTACCCTCGCCATTCAGTGCGCGTATAACCTTCCCATACGACACATTAGCCTTTCTTGATAGTGCAACCGCACCGTTGATATCGCAGTCTACCATTGCCTTTTTAAGCTCATTTCCAAAGTGCATCATTATTACCTTTTAGTTAAGTTGTCATGATTGTAGTATTTATTCTCGATACTTGCAACTTATTATCACATTGTAGTTGCACTATTTGGTAGGCGTGCTAAGGTTATACTTCACTAACTGGGAGATATAAGATGGCTGTTTATACATATGTAGTTGACCACGGCGAAGATTCGCCAAGCGTAGGGATTAAAACAAAAGTAAATGGATGTCCAGTTGTATCGGTTTCATTTTACGACGTAAGCGAAAGGCTAGAAGAAGTAAGGACGTTACTAGAAATGTCTAATAGAGACAGCGCATATGACGACATTCAGCAAGCACTAGAACTAATTTAATTAACGGGAGATATAAGATGACTGAAAAAATAAATAATCTACAGCTTTGGGACTCAGTAGAAAAGACAGACCCAAGCAAAACCAAAGACGCAAGTATTAGCGGCCAAAAAAGAACGGCTGTTGATGCTCAGTATAAAAAGAAGTTAATCACTAAAGCCTTTGGCCCTTACGGTTTACGCTGGGGTGTGGTTGTTGGTAGTGAGAAATGGGATAGAACGCACTATGAAAACCAGACTTGTATTTTGCATTACATGGCAGACGCTTATTATTTTATAGATGGTGAGCGTGGAGCTTTTCCAATTGCCGCAAGCATTAAAGAAGCCTACATAACTAAGAACGGTCAAGGCTATTTAAGAATTGATGACGAGGCTATTAAAAAGGTTAGGACTGATGCATTAACGAAAGGCTTCACAGATTTAGGATTTTGTGCAGATATACACATGGGCATGTTTGACGATCAAGATTATGTCCGTGGTGTTGCCGCTGAAAAAGCTATTGAGCAGGCAGACCAAAAGGAAGAAGAAACAAAGCGTAAATATACTGAGATAAAAACTTACGTAGAAGAACAGATTAAATCAATCGGTAATGTCAACAACCCAGCGCAAGCGTTAAAAGCTTTTGACAGGGTAATTGATAAAGTTGCTGTCAGATGTCAGTCAGCAGGATTTGGAAGTAAAGGTTTTGAACTAATATTAAACACTGAAAAGGATAAACTCAATGCAAAATGAAATAGTTATATTTAAAGAGTTAACGACTAATGAATCTCTTATTGAAATAGAGTTACAGTCTAAAAAGTTTGTTGGTCTTACTGTCGATATGGATGACGCGAAGGAACGTAAAAAGGTTAAAGATTCAGCGCAGCTTATAAGCGACATATTAAAGCGTGTTGACAGGGCCAGAATAGACCATTCTAAAGACTATAAAGCTAAGGTGGAAGCAGAGGCCACAATGATTGTTGATCGCCTAAGTGTTGCTAATAAGCCCCTTACTGATTTAACCGATGCATACACAGCGAAAAGAAAGCAAATACTTGATGCAGAAAAAGCACGACAATCAACTATTGATTTATCTTTTTCTAAGCTGGTTGATTCAGCCATGGAAGCAATAGGCCAAACCAGCTCAGTTATTGAGGGCATTATTGACGATGTAGGCTGTTATGATTTTAACCCTGATGTTTTTCAAGAACGCACTAACGAGGCTGTAACAAAGCACGCTGAATTAATGGGTAAGCTACAGCACATGTTAGCCGCTCAAGTTGCATCTGAAGAACTGGAAGCTAGACGCGCCGAAGTAGAAGAAAAAGAACGCTTACAAGCTGAAGCTGACCAAAGAGCTATCAGAATAAAGCGCGAAACTGAAATAGCCGAACAAGCAAACGCCGATGCCGATGCAAGACACGCTGCACAGCTTTTAGAAAATGCAGAGCGTGCACGCATGGAAATGACCCAGCGTGAAAAGCGTGCTGCTATTGAAAAGATAGAAGCTGAAGAACGCGCAACCCAGCAAGCAGAGCAGGCGGCAAAGTTTGAGCGTGAAAAAATTGCAGCAGAGCAAGCAGCAGAGCAGGAACGAAAAGACAAGCTTGAGTCTAATAAAAAACATGCTAGCTCTATGCGTTGCGAAATTAAAGAGCACATCATGAAGGCGACCGGACTTGATAATGATACAGCACGAAAAGTTGTGCAGTCATTATTAAAGTATGAACGTGTAACTATTAATTATTAATTATGAAAACTAGCATGATTAAAAAAGATAGCCTAACAGCATTCCAAGCATGTATCTGGGATGCTGTCACCTCATCACCTCACAGTCTGGGAACCATATGTAAAAGGTCTGGTTACTCGTATCAATCATTTAAAAACTGGATGCGAGGGATATATGAACCTGATAGCTTTGCCGTTGAAAGTATTGTTGAGTGTATTGAAACGCTTGAAAGTGAGCCGCCTAAATCTATAAATTGGCAGATGAAAAAAGGGGAACTGATAAACCTAAAAGCAAAAGGTATGTCTAACAGTGTTATAGCTTCAAAGATGAATACGACACGACTAGCAATTGAGCGAGCCTCTAAACGGTTTAATGTTTAACTAACAGTAAGGAATGATGATGAATAAAGCAGAATTTAAAGCGTGGGATAAAATCTCTAGAGAAAATCCTTTTAAAGTAACTATAACTGAAAAAATAGATGGAACTAACGCTTGCGTAATAATTGAAGGCGGGAAAATAATAGGAGTTCAAAGCAGAAAGCGGTTAATTACTCCAGATGATGATAATTATGGCTTTGCGAGATGGGTAGAGGAAAATAAAATAGAGTTAGTCAGTTTAGGTGATGGCTATCATTATGGCGAATGGGCAGGGTTGGGAATTCAAAAAAACCCTCACAATTTACCAGAGAAGCAATTTTTCTTGTTTAACACATTTAGATGGAATCCATTAAACCCAAGCACACCAAAATGCTGTAACGTTGTTCCTGTTTTGTTTGCAGGGATGCTTACCCATGAGATTGTCCCCCTTTTAATTAAAAATCTTATAGAGGCATCTTTCCCTAATCAAAATCCTGAGGGCGTAGTTGTTTATTATCACGCATTTAGAAAGTACACCAAGCACACAATTAAGTTTCCTGATGGGAAGTGGCTGTCTAAGTAAATATAGGCTTAGTTAGTTTTGTTTAAAAAGGATAAAATAAATGCCATTTATGAGAAATGCGCGAGTAGATGACAACCAACCCGAAATAGTGAAAGAGTTTCGCCGCCTCGGTTGGTACGTGCTTATTATAAGCCAGCTAAAGAACTGCTGCGATATTATGGTCTCAAAGGGTGGTGTTACTATCGCTATAGAGATTAAGGACGGTAGCAAGCCGCCTAGTGCCCGTAAGCTGTCAAAAGGCGAGCAAGAGTTTAAGGATGACTGGCTTGGTCGATGGGAGTTAGTCGAGTCTATTGATGATGTGATTAATATAAACTCTAATTAATTTCACTAAATACTTTACATGTAATTAAATAGGGTCTAAGGTTAGTTCAAGTTAACCAACGGGAAGAAATAACATGAATGACGAAATTAAAACAGTAACGCATGAAGGACAGGTTTATCAGCTTGGCAAGTATTATTTATTTAGAATGCACAGTGTAACTTGGGTTTTTGGAATGTTAGAAGCGATTGATAGTAGTCTTTCCTGTCCTTTTTGCACTCCATTTCAACAATGGATTCATATAAAAGAAGTGCCTGCATCTAAAAGTATGGGCACAATAACACCCGCACCAATAGAGCTTGTTGATGGCGCTGCTTATATGTTTGATTTTCAAGGCAGGAAAGTAGACCGCATTGGCATATATCACAAAGAAGTTAACCACT